TTCTTTTTACAGCCCGGGACAAAAACACTCAATAAAGGTTCAATTGAATTTGGTAATAATTCAAAGATATTAGCAGCTGCAACTTCAGGATCATCAATTCGTGGTTTATCTATTTCGCTGCTATTCCTTGATGAGTTTGCATTTATTGAAAATGCTACTGAATTTTATACATCAACCTATCCAGTTATTTCATCTGGTAAAGATACAAAGGTAATTATTACATCAACTGCTAATGGTATTGGTAATCAATTCTATAATATTTGGCAGGGCGCAATACAAAAAACAAATGCGTTTAAATCATTTCGAGTTGACTGGTGGGATGTACCAGGTCGTGATGATACCTGGAAGCTTGAAACAATTGCAAATACATCACAATTACAGTTTGATCAAGAATTTGGTAATACATTTTTTGGCACCGGCGATACTTTAATTGGCGCTGAAGCATTGATGGGAATGAAAGCTATTGAACCTTCTCGTATTTTAGAAGGTGGGCATTTATTAATGTATAATGAACCCAAGAAAAATCATGAATATGTTATTACTGTTGACGTTTCAAAGGGAAGAGGACAGGATTATTCAACGTTTAACGTGATCGATGTAACAAGTAAACCTTTTAACCAGGTCGCAGTTTATCGATGTAATTCTATCTCTCCAATACTCTTCCCTGATATTATATATAAGTACGCAAATTCCTACAACAAAGCATATGTTATTGTAGAATCAAATGATCACGGGGTTCTTGTTACACGTGGTTTATATCATGAATTAGAATATGAAAATATGCATATGTCATCAGTTATTAAATCAGATGGCATTGGCATAGAAATGAATCGTAAAGTAAAACGATTAGGTTGTTCTGGTATTAAAGATATTATTGAAAACAATAAACTTAAGATTAACGATACAAGCACTATACTTGAATGCTCTACCTTTATCGCAAGAGGGCAATCATTCGAGGCTTCACCGGGCAACCACGACGACCTGATGATGAACCTGGTAATGTTCGGGTATTTTGCTACAACGGAAATGTTTACAGATATGACTGATATTAATTTAAAACAGTTTATGTTTGAAGAAAGAGCTAAAGCAATTGAAGAAGATGTAGTTCCGTTTGGATTCTATGATAATGGATCTGAACACATGAGTGAATTACAAAGAAGAGAAGACATGGGAAAACCCTGGGCGGTTGACTATGATCATACAGATTTTTGAAATATTATTTCTTATAAATAAGAGTAATGAATATCCGTAAGGGTACAACCGTATTATGAAAAACATATAATTAAACTCATTTAAAGGGAAAGAGTCATGGCAGTATCAGAGTCCCCGGCAATTACCGTTAAAGAGATTGACCTATCCGGTGTGGTGCCCAACGTAGCATCAACAACGGGAGCAATGGTAGGCGATTTTAATTGGGGTCCAGTCGATTCCCCAGTTTTAGTTTCCGACGAAGCAGGTTTAGTCTCAGTTTTCGGTAGTCCAAGCAAAACGAACACAATCGACTTTCATTCCGCTGCATATTTTCTAAGATATGCTAACTCGCTATACGTTGTTCGGGAAGCAACAGAGGGTGGATCAGAAAGTAATAACGCACGCGATGCACGCGCAACAGGCACAGCAAGAATTAAGAACCTAGATTCTTTTGACTTCCAACTGGCAGCAAGAGATTCAGACAAACATACCTTTATTGGTAAATATCCAGGTGCGCTTGGTAACAGTTTGGCAGTTCATTTCTTACAAGGTGTAGATAGCGCTTCAGACGTAGCATTCACAGGATGGACCTACGAAGACAACTTCGATGGTGCACCTATAACATCAGACTACGCTGCAAACCGCGGCGCTTCAAAAGACGAAATGCACGTTGTAGTAGTTGACCAAGACGGTGAATTCACTGGAACAAAAGGAACAATTCTTGAATCGTTCCCATTTGTATCTGCAGCGAATGACGCCAAAACAGCAGACGGGTCAAGCAACTATATTTTAGACGTCATTAACGATAGATCACAGTATGTCTGGATGGCAGGCTTCGGTAATGTAACCGATTCTGACTTCAGTTCAAACGCTGGTACAGCAATAGCAGATGGTAAAGACTTTACTACTGGTTTTGTTCATTCAGCACAATCTATCTCACTTACAACTGGTGCTAACTCTGCAGCATTGACTACAAGTCAGTATGCAACTGGTTTTGATAAGTACGAAGACAAGGATAATATCCAAGTTGACTTCCTTATCGCTCCAGGCATGGTTACCCGTACAGATCAAACAACAGTTGTTAATGATTTAAACTCAATTGCACAAAGCACACGTAAAGACTGCGTAGTTGTTGCATCACCTGCACGATCAGATGTTATCACTTCAACAACACCAAACGCTGACGTTATTGCTACTGCAAAAACATTCACATTTGGATCATATCTCTTCTGTGATAATAACTATCTTAAAGTGTATGATAAGTATAACGATCAATACATCAATATTCCAGCCGCATCTTCTACAGCGGGTATCATGGCAGCATCAGACAATAATGCCGCTGCATGGTTCTCACCAGCTGGACAACGACGTGGTGCATATCTTGGTATTACAGCATTAAAATACACTCCAAACAAAACTGAGCGAGACCTACTCTATAGAAATGGTGTTAACCCAGTTGCAAATATTCCAGGGCAAGGTATCTTGCTATTTGGTGATAAAACACATATGGCTCGACCAAGTGCGTTTGACCGTATTAACGTACGTCGCCTCTTCCTGGTACTTGAAAGAGCAATAGCCATTGCTGCACGAAATGTTATGTTTGAATTCAACGACGAGTTTACTCGGGCAGAATTTGTAAACATTGTTGAGCCATTCCTACGGGAAGTACAGGGTCGACGAGGTATTACAGACTTCCGAGTTGTCGCTGATGAAAGCAACAATACTGCAGCCGTTATAGATAGAAACGAATTCGTATGTTCGATCTTCATCAAACCAGCACGTTCAATTAACTTCGTAACACTTAATTTTGTTGCGGTTAGAACCGGTGTTGACTTTGAAGAAGTCGTCGGTACGGTATAATAGAGCGGTTGAAAGGATAAAGCAATGGTTCTCGCAGTAGACGACTTTAAAGCCAAATTACGAGGCGGTGGTGCACGACCGAATCTATTTAAGGCTACAATTAACTTCCCAGCTTATGCAGGCGGAGATGTAGAAATTACATCTTTCCTTTGCGAAGCTGCCCAGCTACCTGGATCAATTATGGGTATTGTTACAGTACCTTTCCGTGGTAGACAACTTAAAATTGCTGGTGACCGTACATTTGACACATGGTCACCAACTATTATTAATGACACTGATTTTAAAGTCCGCAATTCAATGGAACGTTGGATGAACGGTGTAAATGCTCACCAAGCAAACACTGGTCTAACTAATCCTATTGATTATCAAGCAGACTTGTTGGTTGATCAGTTAGATAGAGATGAGGCTGTATTGAAGTCTTATGTCTTTAGGGGCTGTTTCCCTACTAACGTAGCACCAATTGATCTTGCATATGGATCCAATGATGAAATCGAAAGATTCACTGTTGAATTCCAAGTACAATATTGGGAGTCAGATACTACTTCCTAATAGTAGTATACATAAGATAAGGCAGGGCGGAAACGCCCTGTCTCCTCTAATAAGGATAAAGCATGGCCGATAATAGTTTAAAGCTTTTTGGTTTTGAGATTCGACGATCCAAAACACAAGAAACCAAAGATAAAAATTTACGATCCATTGTTCCAAAAGTGGACGAAGACGGTGCAGGATATGTAACCGCCTCTGGATCGCATTACGGTCAATATATCGATATTCATGGTGATAAGTCGAAAGACAATTCAACTTTGATACAAAAGTATCGTGGAGTTGCATTGCATCCAGAAGTTGATGCCGCTATTGAAGATATCACAAACGAGTCAGTTTCAGGTGGTGATGAAATTGCAGTTAAGCTAGACTTAGATAAAACAGAATTGTCTAAGAAAATTAAGAATACAATGCAAGAAGAATTTGATTCTATTCTTTATATGCTAAACTTTGCAGATCTTGGCCACGATATATTTAGATCATGGTATGTTGACGGTAGGAAAGCCTACCACTTAATAGTAGACGAAAAGAATGAAAAAGCAGGTGTTCAAGACATCCGTCCGATTGACGCCGCTAAACTCAGAAAAGTTAAAGAAGTAATTAAGAAAAAAGATCCTGTTACTGGTGCTAGCATAATTGAAGGACAAAACGAGTACTTCATATATCAAGAAAAACCCGGGCAACAAAACAGCGGTATAAAACTTACTAAAGATTCAGTCATTTATACAACGTCGGGACTCCTTGATTCTTCTCAAAAGCATGTTGTTTCATACCTGCACAAAGCACTTAAACCAATCAATCAGCTACGAATGATGGAAGATTCATTGGTTATCTACAGGCTTGCACGTGCGCCTGAACGTCGTATATTCTATATTGATGTTGGCAATATGCCTAAAGGTAAATCCGAAGAGTACATGAAAGGAATCATGACTCGCTATCGGAACAAATTAGTATATGATGCAGCAACGGGTGAAATCAAAGATGATCGTAAACATATGTCAATGCTTGAAGATTTCTGGCTACCACGTCGTGAAGGCGGCAAGGGGACAGAGATTAGCACTCTACCAGGTGGTGAAAATCTTGGACAGATTGATGATATTGTTTACTTCCAGAAAAGACTATATAGATCTTTAAACGTTCCTATCAATAGGTTAGAACAAGAAGCTCAGTTTAGTCTTGGTAGATCAACCGAAATTTCTCGTGATGAATTAAAATTCCAGAAGTTTATTGATAGACTTCGAAAGCGTTTCTCAATGATGTTCCGAGAAATGTTAAAACGTCAGTTAATCCTAAAAGGTATTATTGCCGAAGAAGATTGGGCTGATCTTTCAAACCAAATTATGTTTGACTTTGTAAGGGATAACCACTTTACAGAATTGAAAGAAGCAGAACTACTTCGTGAGAAATTGCAATCACTTGATCAAGTACAACAGTATGTTGGTGATTACTTCTCAAAAGAATGGGTAATGAAAAATGTTCTTAAATTTGATGATGATCAGATCAAACAAGTTGAAGATCAAGCAGATAAGGAAGAACCTGATGAACCAGATCAAAAAGATAATCGTGTCAGTGATGAGGAGTAAATTATGACAGATGATGTAGCAGTAGCAGAACCCGCAGATCAAGCAAATGCAGATGTAATGAATATGCTTGATCATATCGCCCAGGCGAACTATGAAAAAGCAAATGCAATTTTTAACGATCAAATTAACGATCGGTTGCACAATGCACTCGAACAAGAAAAAGTCGGTATAGCACAGACTATTACACTTGACGACTTAGATGCCACGGGAGAAGCCGATGAAGCCGAAGAAACCGATGAAGCCCCGGAAGCCGAAGCCGGCGAAGAAGCCGAAATAGAAGATGGTGCTGAAGATGCAGTATTAGATGATGAAATCACAGATGAAGATATTGAAGCAGCTGTTGATGAATTAATTGACGATGAAGAAGACGAAAATTAATTTAAACTCTAAACTCAAAGTGTTATAAATAACACATGGTACTAAAAGGTTGCACTTATGATTAGTTTTTCTATGTTAAGAGAAAAAAGAAAAAAGGGGATGCCCCCGGGAGAGCATGTCTTCGACCAAAAGGTTGCAGGATATGATCTTATGATTCATAAGGATAAAGGCCGCTTTGTTGCATATATTGATATGGAAAAATTCGATGAGTTTCGAAATATGAATGATGCAAAAAAAGCCATGACGCAATTTGTAAAAATGGCTGGGAGGAAAAAACGATGAAACTAATTACTGAATTCACAGAAAACGATGTGCAATGCATTGTCGAAAAAGCAGAAGACGGTACTAAGTCACATGTCATCGAAGGTGTTTTTGCCCAGGCAGACGGAAAGAATAGAAATGGTCGCATATATCCACTGCCAGTATTAATAGGCGCAGTGAATGAATATGTCGAACAACAAGTTAATCAAGG